AAAAAGCCGCCCTTGCGGACGGCTACGAGATATTGATTAGTGGGTGTTAATACGACTTCTTAGACTTAATGCGTTTAGCTCGTTCTTCAAAGTACGCTTCTTTTGCTTTCCTCATTTCTGAGTACTCATCTGCATCGGCTTTATCCTTTGGGGATTCATAGGTAGCCGTTCCTGTAAACTCTGCCATTAGTTAATGTGGTTTAAAATAAGTTGTTCTCGTAAGTGGTTACGTCCATATGTCTGACGCATCCATCTGAGCCAATTACTGCTACCTTTACCTTGATTGCACTTTCGACAGGCGGGGACCAAATTGCTTGTAAGATCCTCTCCACCGCTTGACTTAGGCTTGACGTGATCGAGTGTAAGTTCATTAATTTCATAATTGTTTCCGCAATAAACACATGTACAATTGAAGTGCTCTTTAATAGCTCTTCTCCATAGCCTTTTAGCATCAGGACTTGTCATGGTTATTAGGTTAAATAAATAGTGTTCAGGGGTTGGTAGTAGTGGGGTCATCTACGGATTTTTAGTCTGCTTTTACGGTTAATAGATGGAGACTGTGTTCTGCCTCGTGTAGTGCTTCCTTTGTAATGTGCAGCATCTTTGCCGTCACGATTGCCGTAAGTACCGAGTTTCCTATTAAGCCTGTTAGCGTTGACTCTTATTCTCAGACCTCTATTTGTTTTTTGATATCTTTTCTGTTGTGAAAGTCTCTTTCTACGAGCTGTTGGGTTACTTCTATAGTAACTAGCTGTGCTTCCTGCCATAAAGTCTACTCTGTACTAGTTCTGGATCTACTTTTGGCATTACGGCTGCAAGCTTAGAGAGTGGATTGCCGTCATATGCAATGCCGCTAATGTCATTAGTTTTAAGCCAATCACAGGCTGCTTTTAAATCTTGGGTAGTTGCTTCGCCACTTTTTACCCGTTTAAGGAATTCTTTAGTGACGAGGTTATGTAATTCGTTAAATTGGGCTTCAGTGGCTTTCTTCATTACCCTATTTTTACTTTGCTGTTTTTCTTTTTCTTTTTAGCTTCCAGTCTATTCTTTCGTTTTAGATTAGAATCAATTCTATTTTTAAGAGCTGGACTAGGGTTTTTGCTGTATTCTCTAGTCATATCTTCTAGAGCTTTTATTACACGAGATAATTCTGATGCCATCTATCCTCCAGGGAATAAATTATTTTTAATTAGTTCGACTGCTTTATCATCAATGGTGTTATCAGTTGATGCTGCATAGGCTTCTAGTAGTTGTATAACTAATTCCTTTACAGCTGATGAGCTGAGGAACGCCATGAGGACGGGTTTGATAAGTAGGGTCATTTATTTAGATGTTTTTTTAGTGGATTTTTTTGCAGCTTTAGCTTGGTCTGCGTGTTGTTTTTTTATTGCTTCACTTAAAGTGGACATAGTACATTTAGGTTCTTTTTGTTTACTCCAAGGTTTATACCAAGGTTTAGGTGGTGATATACATTTCAAGACTTTTGCTTCTGCCTTTTTCCATGCTGATATTGCAATTACATCGCTGCACATATCGTAGACACGGCTTTTAGGAAGTAGCATGAAGCCTTTCTGTTGTAGTTCAGCACATTTCAAGACTCTGACTAATTCGTAGTCAAGTCTCATTTTGTCTTCCTGCCTTGCGGCAATACTTCTACATCTATTTAGACCTTCACGATCTAAAGGGATCATGAAGTTGATTTGTCCTCCCCAGTTCTCAGCGACTGTATAACTCTGTTGAATCATAGAGTCGTCATAAGGAGTCGTATGGTTTCCCATGTAGAACGGCGAGAAAGTCATTGTCGCACCGTTACATGAGATGTTAGGTCCGTAGTGCTGTCTCGAAGGAGCACCGTTGTTCTGGAATTGTACGGCTTGATTGGTCACATTTCCAGTCGCTGCAGCCACGGGATTACTAACATTTTTATCACCTTCTTCAGCACGTACTGGTGCTATTGAGAGAAGACTGATAAGGAGACCGTAGTAGAAGTAGTATCTATTTCTCTTTCTATCGTTTCTACGGATAACACTTGACTTGCTGCTCTTGAAACTACTTCTAAAGTAAAGGGATCTCCAGCAGTGTGTAAGGTATATACCGAATCTGAATCGTCTAAGCCTCCTGATGAGGCTGATGTATGAGTGATGTTTTCCCCACTCCATTTGTTTAATGCAGACCCATAAGTAGTAATAGTTATATCTTCTACTATTTCTTGAGTCGTTGTTGTTGTACTGTTCATCGAACCCTGGGTGAAGTTTGGGGTTACTAATTCTGCTCTTGCTACCGTGGGTGATGCCAGTAGGAAGAGTACTAGCCATTTCTTCATTCTTCCTTTTTTTTGTTCATTGGACAATCGACAGTTGCTTTACCGTTACCGTTCTTATTACCTGTAGTCAATCCGAATGTTGCAAGTGCTCCAGTGAATACCGACGCTACGAAAGTTATATCTGAGTTACCAGATTTCTTTACCATAGGTATGTCAACGTAATTGAGCGTAATTATTGCTCCAGACCAAACCACTACAGCAAGTCTTACGAAAGTACCAAGGATTTCTATTTGGTGTTCTTTATCTTCAGCAGCATCTTTTAGTTTGCTAAGGATTCCTTTTTTTGTTTCCTCTTTTCTTTCCATTTATTAACTTTAGCTTGTAGTTGTTTTTGAACTTTCTTTTTGATCGGTTCAAATAAAGACTGTGTGACAGTAGTTGTAGCTACTGCCACGACTGCTGTAGTTACCGCTGTTACCACTACCGCTGTTTCAGGTATAGGCATTTTGATATCTATAACAGGTATCTTTAATGTGGGTGGTTCTGGTTGCTCTGTCGTTTGTTCAGGTTCCACTTCCTCTGGAGCTTCCAAATCACTCGGAGGTATTACCATAGGTTTATAGTAAGGTATCCGAGCTGAGGGTGGTTTAAACTCTATTGGTTGTATATCTAACGCTTTAGGAAGAGTAGCTCTCGGTATATTAAGACCAAGGCTTACCAGTTCCATGTGTAGGTGTTTTTTGTATGTTTACACCGTCTTCTACAGCAGTTTCAATAGCCGCTACAGTACCAGCCTTGTCAGCATCTAGCTTTGCCTTTACCCAACCTAATACAGTTGATTCTGTAAGGTCAGCATAAGGTACTAGAGTATCAGGCTTAGGAAGATCTACTTCACCAGTAGCTCTAAATTTGTAGGTACCATCTTCACCATTAACACGGTAGATAACTTTATTTACATACCCATCTGCAAGCTCTCGCTGAAGGGTATTGACTTGCCAAGTTTTTGTTGCCATTTTTAGTTTTTCTTTGAATAAATTGTTTTTGTAAATTGAGTTACCTTAGCTTGATTCTAAGGCGGCGACTTTTGTTTCGAGTGTTTCGATTTTTGTTTTTGCTTCTTTCAATGCAGCAATACATAAAGGTATTAATTCTGTATATCTAACTTGTAAATATTCTGTATCATCTCCTTTTTTTTCTAATAATTCATCTTTTGACTTACTAACTGCCTCTGGAACTACATTTTCTACTGATTGAGCAGATACACCAACTTGAGGTGTTTTATTCGTGTCAGATTTCCAAGTGAATTTAAGTGGTTCAATCTTAGCTATATCAACAAGAGCATTAGTTATATCGCCAGTTTTATCTTTTAGACGCATATCAGATATCGCACTCCAAGAGGTTGCACCATTATCAATACGTACACCTCCACTTATATCTGCATTTGCACTGCTACTTTGTACCTTAATATCGCCTTGAGATGATGAATTTTCCCCAATAAATATAGAAGCTGTTCGACCTCTGCTACTGCCTGAACGGGTGTTTCTTAGTTCAAAATACCTGTCGTTATTTCCAGTTGTATTTTCGTGATGAAATTCACCAGTTCCAGTCGCAGAGCCAAACATTTTCAAACCCGAACCAAATGTATCAAACTTCTTACTGTTGTCGTAATAGAGTTCTACAGGTGAATTTTGATTAAAAATAGCTATTGTTTCATCACCAGCAGCATTGAAAATCGACGTTTTATTTGAAGATATTTTTAAC